ACTGAGATTGGGTGGGTCGACAGAACAACTAACTTTTCTTTTTTCGGATATACGAGGATTTACTCCCATCTCTGAAAAATACCAAAAGAATCCACAAGGACTTACGAGTCTAATAAATCGTTTCCTTGACAATCAAACTAAGATAATTCTCAAGCATGGGGGAACAATAGATAAATATATGGGAGACTGCATCATGGCATTTTGGGGTGCTCCTCTTCCAGACGAAAACCATAAACAAAATGCAACAGCAGCACTTGTTGAAATGAGAAGTGCTTTGGAGGAATTAAATGACACCCTCGCAGAAGAAGGCTTGGATCAAATTAATACAGGAGCGGGAATCAACACGGGACTCTGTGTCGTTGGGAACTTTGGTAGCTCTTCACGCTTTGATTATAGTGTCCTTGGGGATGCTGTTAATCTTGCTGCACGTTTAGAGTCGAGTTGTAAAAACTATGATGTAGATAATGTAATTTCTGAGTACAGTTTAGTAGATGGTTATAACTACGAGTTTCTTGACGAAGTCACTGTAAAAGGCAAGTCGGAACCTGTAAAAATCTATACCATACGAAAATAGTACTTGACATCATGTTCTTAATTTGATATAATTATCATGTATTTAATACAAAAGTAAAACGGAGAGTAACAATGGATGCCGAACAAGTAGCAAACGATTTAGCTAAGCATGAAGCAGTCTGCGCGGAGCGATGGAAAACTGCATTTAACCGCTTTGACGATATGGATGATAGTATCAAGAGAATAGAAACGATACTTATTTCTGCATGTGGAGGATTAATCGTGGGAGCTGCAACAATGGCATTAACCGTATGGACAATGCACTCATAGGAGAAAAACAATGGAATTAGATTATTCTAAAAAAGACATAACAAAAGCCCCAAAAATGAAGGCAGCACCTGAAGTCAACCCAATACCAGAAGGGTATGAAGTTTATGAAAAAAGAGGACTGTGGCATTTACAAGGTAATGGAACACACGAAATATTTAAAACTGAACAGGAAGCAATTGAATGGCTAACGAAATAAAAGAAGCCCTTAAGAAGGCAGTGGAGCAATCTGAAGAAAATCAAGAAGCTCCAGAACTATCTGGTAGACTCAAAAAGCTACTAGCAAGAAAAAAGAATTTACAGAGAAAAACACATAACCCAAAACGATCTAGAAAATGATAAGCAAGCAAAGACTTGCTGAAGAATATAAGTGGGTTCATGAGAAGACTACCACAATGAGTGGTAAAACTACTGTAAAGAACAGCGATAAAATAAAAGAGGTAATTCAAAAAGTAAAACCTTTTAATATTTTAGACTATGGATGTGGCAAAGGTTGGCAGTACACTGATGATGAAATTCATAAAGAGTGGGGTGTACCGATACCAACTTTATACGATCCTTATGTAAAAGAGTATAGTAAACTTCCAGGAGTAGGTACTAAGTATTTTGATTTAGTACTATGTGTAGACGTAATGGAACACATACTACCAGATGAATTAGATGAAGTATTACATTCAATATTCTTCTTAGGAAATTTTGTATACTTTCACATTGATACAAAACCAGCGTTGAAAAAATTTAGCTGTGGTACTAATTTTCACACTAGTCTATATGAAAAAGATTGGTGGATAAACAAACTTAATGAACATGGAACGAATTACCACGCGGACTTTGAATAAAAAGTCGCACAAAGAAAGACTAGGGATATGTCAGGAGTGTCCAAATTATAGTAAGTTTTGGAAGACTTGTAAGATATGTCACTGTTTTATGCCCCTCAAAACAAAGTTGCGATGGGCTGAGTGTCCAGACGAGCCTCCTCGTTGGACTTAGGGAGTAATTAAATGGCATTAACAGCTAAACAGAAAAAATTACCAAAAGCGTTACAGCAAGCTATTTTGAAAAAACAAAAGAGCAAAGGTATGAAGAAAAAGAAAAAAGGTGGAAAGAAAAAGAGAAGTAGAGGATAATATCTGGTTCGATTATTTTAATTCTATCAAAAAATACTGTCCTTGGAGTTTCGAAAGCTACTGTAAGGACAGAATTCTGATAACGCAGTTTGACAAAGATATATTAGAGTTGAACGAACAAAATTGGAGTCTTAAACAATGGGACGCAATAGTTTACACTTCTCAGTTATCAGTTGACGACTTAGATGAGTTTTGTGAAAAACAGAACGAATCACAAAACACTTGTGAATATTTGTGGTCTCACCCAGACTATACAAAAGGTGGGAATCGACAAACACATTGTCCTGTTATTATACAACAAGACAGAGCTCAGTTAACTGACTTACGGAGGAGGTGATCAAAGTTTTTAGGATTGGATGACCTTATACTAGGCAAAAATGCATGATTAATTTCATGACACGGAAAAATATCGAGGGGTCTCCAATCCGCCCTTTTTAAATTATGAATAAAACAGTATCGCAAATAACAAAAGAATTTTATAGAATCTGGAGAAGAACTATTCCAGGACTTACTCCTGTTTGGTTTCATCCTCTTTTAGGTTGGAACGAAGAAGAAAAAATAGCAAAATTTTTCACTAAAGACTCCTGGAGACAGAAACAAGACGAAGGAGTTGCCCACTTAGAAAAACCTTTAAATTTATGGGCACACGCACATACTATAAGCGTTCAAGATGAAGTAATCACTATCACTCGAGACGAAGATAATAATGTGTCGCAACATACATATGCATTAGATTCATTCAATACTATATGTGTTAAAAATTTAGATGAAGCTAGAAAAATAGAAAATAACGATGGATTATTAGGTGGATTATTTGTAGTAGACTATTCTACTAAAAAGGTGTATCGTTTAGTTGTAAAAATTAATAATAAAGTAAGATTAGAAAGAGTATTAAATCCTTATGCTACAAGATTACCCTGGTTCGTTGCAGACTTATACCCAGCTGAAAAACAAAAGCTTGAAAATGCTTTTGATGGCACATTAAATACTACAAAAGATAGACCCGAGGAGAATGGCTACTAAGTGGACACTTTCTCGTAAGAGAAAAATAAACTGCGCAAGACCCCGGGGTTTTTCGCAAAAGCAGTACTGTAAGCGTCAGAAAAGAGGCGGAAAGTACAAAAGGAGATAATTATGTTAGGATTCTTTGAATGGCTCCAAGCATGGATAGCAGTCATCCCTACAATAGTGATGTTATGCTCATTCATAGCGGCTATAACCCCAACACCGATTGACGATGGTTGGATGAAGAAAGTCTATAAATTAATTGACTGGTTTGCTTTAAATGTTGGCAAAGCGAAAGACAAATAACATTACAGGGGTATCGTGGGCTGAAATGCCCACGGTGCATTTAGGAGAAACATGGCAGTAAGAAAAAGAAAGGCCGCTAAGAAAAGGCCAGTACCAACAAACCCATCTCTTTATGCTAGAGTAAAAGCCGAAGCAAAGAGAAAGTTTAAGGTATACCCATCAGCGTATGCTAATGGATGGCTAGTAAGAACCTATAAAGCCCGAGGTGGTAAGTATCGAATGGGTACTGGCCGTAAAAGAAGGAAGTAAAATGAAAGGAATAATTAGAGACGGTAAATTAATTGTAAAAGATGGACATACTGATGCAGCTTCAGTTGTGAGAATGTGTAAAACAATTATATCTCATGCACAGATGATTGTAGACCACTTAGATAATCCAGAAGCAGATTTACCTACATGGTTTACTAACAAGATAGCAGTATCTGAATATGAAGTAGTATCAGCAGCCAACTATATAAATGATGGCGATATGGATCATCATCAAGATGGCTAAACCAAGTGGCGGATTAACAAAATGGTTTAAAGAGGGATGGGTAGACATTTCTCGTAAAAGAAAGGGTGGAGGATTTATGCCATGTGGACGTAAGTCTGCTAGAAATAGTAAACGTGGATATCCAAAATGCGTACCTGCAAGTAAAGCCAGACGTATGACTCCAGCTCAAATAAGATCAGCAGTTACACGAAAAAGAAAAGCTGGTAATCCAGGTGGTAAACCTAGAAATGTATCTACTTTTGTTAAAAGAAAGAGAACAACACGAAAAAGGAGAAAGTAATGACAAATCGCGCATTAGCCCATAAGTTTGAAATGACTAGAAGGCTATCTGCGATTGAGAAGACTGTAGCTAATGTAGTTATAGAAAGAAGAAGAGCTTTATCCCAATTAGTAAAACTGAAAAATTATGCAACTATGCAGGAGTGTAATTTTCGAGATAAGCAATTAAAAAAGCTTATAGGAGAAAGAAATGGCTAGAACAGGCGGTTTTTTAAGCGGACCTACTGGAGTACATAATACCCAGAAGATTCGTAAACATAGACTCCAGAGAGGAGTTACAAGAGATATGAATGCAGCAGCTGGAGCATTAGTGAATACTAAAGATGCTTATAGCGTAGGTGCAATGAGATATGGTGCAAGACCTAAAGCAATCGGTCCTAGATTTGGTAAAACAGTTAACCCAAGAAGAGCTACTTTTGGAAAAAGAAGTGCAGGAAGAATATTACCAAGACGAGGAAGATAAGTGGCACTTACAGCAGCTGAAAAAGCTAGACTAAAAAGAGCAGGTCTTACAGGTTTAAACAAACCAAAAAGAACACCTAATCATAAGACTAAAAAGGCAGTTGTTGCTGTAAGAGTTGGTGGCAAAATAAAAATAATTAGATTCGGAGCGCAAGGCATGGGTCATAATTATAGTCCAGAAGCAAGAAAAAGTTTTAAGGCAAGACATGCTAAGAATATTCGTAAGGGTAAATCTTCAGCAGCTTACTGGGCAAACAAAGTGTTTTGGGCAGGAAAAGGCGGCAGTAAAAAACGACCACCAAGATCACAAAAAAGAACATTCGGTATAAAAAGAAGGAGATAATAATGAGTATACCTACTATAGACGGAAGAAAAATTTGGTTAGACGAAAGTCAAATACACGCACATAATTTTTTAGAAAAAATGTTACAAGTTGGAGACAACAGAAAACTATCTATAGCAGAAAAGAACTTAAAACATATGGCTGCTTCTTTTTTATACTTATATGAAAAAGCTCAAGAAGCAGGACTTCTTGATGATAAAGACGAACTATTAGAATTTTTTAACGAGACCATACATTGATAGATATTAGCAGAAAAGATATTATCAGTACTGAACTGATGGCATTTGATGAAAGAAAATTTATAAAGCTACCTATTGATGGATACATGGACTTATTAGGTGTTACACCTAATTCTTCACAAACAGCATTAATCAATGCTATCAACAATCCTAAATATAGATTTGTATGTGCTGCGATTTCTCGTAGACAAGGAAAAACATACATTGCAAATATTATAGGACAATTAATAACTTTAGTACCAGGTTCTAATGTACTACTTATGTCACCAAATTACTCTTTATCTCAAATCTCATTTGATTTACAGAGGCAGCTAATCAAACACTTTGATTTAGAAGTTACTAGAGACAATGCAAAAGATAAAGTTATTGAACTTTCGAATGGTTCAACAATACGTATGGGTTCCGTTAACCAAGTGGACTCAGTTGTGGGTAGATCTTATGATCTCATCATATTCGACGAAGCAGCCCTTGTTGACGGCAAGGATGCTTTCAATGTCGCGCTTAGGCCCACACTAGACAAAGAAAACTCCAAAGCTATATTTATATCTACTCCTCGTGGTAGAAATAATTGGTTTGCGGAATTTTGGCATAGAGGATTTAGTGATGAGTTTCCAGAGTGGGCATCAGTCCGAGCAACTTACCATGAGAATCCTAGATTAGCACAATCAGATATTGATGAAGCAAAAAAGACTATGTCTGAAGCAGAATTTAACCAAGAGTATATGGCTGACTTCAATGTCTTTGAAGGTCAAGTATGGGCGTTTAATCATGTAGAATGTGTAGCTGATTTATCAGAACTAGAAACAGGTAGAATGGATGTTTTTGCAGGAATGGACGTAGGATATAAAGACCCCACAGCTTTTTGTGTTATTGCCTATGATTGGGACGCAGATAAGTTTTACTTATTAGACGAATATTTAGACAGTGAAAGAACTACAGAACAACACGCTATGGAAATTCGTAAACTTATAGAAAAATGGAACATTGATTATATCTATATTGACTCTGCAGCTCAACAAACTCGATTTGATTTTGCACAAAATTATGACATTACTACTATCAATGCCAAAAAGTCTTTACTAGATGGAATTGGACACGTAGGTGGAATAGTTGACAATGATAAATTAATTGTTCATCAATCATGCAAAGAATCATTACTATGTTTAGACCAATATCAGTGGGATCCGAATCCTAACTTATTAAGAGAAAAACCTAAACATAATTATGCATCTCACATGGCAGACGCCGTTCGATACGCTTTGTATTCGTTTGAAACAAGCGCCACTACATTTTAATTATACCTATAAAAAATAGTTCTTGACATGAGTTTAAATTTTTGCTACAATTCTTATATACAAGTAGGTTTATGACTTTAAAAAGAGATTTAGTTAAATATGTTCGTGACAAGGCCAAGTCTAAATATAAAAAAGAGACGGAATGTTACATTTGCGGAAGTACAGAAAATCTGGACTTTCATCACTATAACGGACTAACTGAATTACTTGAATGGTGGATGAAACAAAGAAACATCACCATCGAGACAGAGGAAGAAATACTAGCACTTCGTGAAAAATTCATAAAAGATAACGAAGACGAAGTTTATAAACAAGCTGTTACTTTATGTCATATGCACCACCAAAGATTGCATACTATATACGGGAAAAGACCAAAGTTGATAACAGCAAAGAAACAACAAAATTGGGTGGAAATACAAAGGAAAAAATATGGCATGGTACGATAGAATTTTAGGCATACAAAGAGAGGAAAAAGAAAATCCTGCTCAGTATGTTATTTCGCGTGATCAAGGTATTACCATTGATACTCGTGAAAATGTAATAAACTATAGAAATGCCTATGAATCATTAGAAGTAGTAAACAGAGCTGTTAACATGATTGTGGATGACACTGCTGAAGTACCTTTTGATGTTGGAGAAAAAATAACAGGTATAAACCCTATAAAAAAAGACTTAAGAAGAACAAGAGTCGACCTACTACTAAATAAAGAGCCAAATCCTTATCAAGATGTAAGCACATTTAAAAGAAATCTATTAATAGACTTACTAATTGACGGAAATATCTTTGTTTATTTTGATGGCGCACATCTGTACCATCTTCCAGCAGAGCATGTTACTATACATAGTGATGAAAGAACTTATGTAGAGAAATATACTTATGACCATAGCATAGATTATTCACCAAATGAGATAATTCATATTAAAGAAAATAGTTTTAATTCTATTTATAGAGGAGTACCTAGACTCAAACCTGCTTTTAGAACTATGCAGTTACTATCAAGCATGAGAAGATTCCAGGATAACTTCTTTAAAAATGGAGCAGTACCAGGATTGGTACTAAAATCACCAAATACTCTTTCTGAAAAAATTAAAGAAAGAATGTTACAGGCCTGGGTTGCTAGATACAATCCACAGTCTGGAGGAAGACGACCATTGTTTTTAGACGGTGGTTTAGAAGTGGAAAACTTAAGTGAAGTGAACTTCAAAAATTTAGACTTTCAGGAAGCTGTAAAGGATAATGAAAAAATAATACTTGAAGCACTTGGTGTACCACCAATTTTGATGGATAGCGGTAATAATGCAAATATTAGACCAAACCATCGACTATATTATTTAGAAACCATACTACCTATCACTAATAAAATTAAGTATGCTTTCGAGAGATACTTCGGTTTCAAACTTGATGAAGATGTAAGCAATATACCTGCACTTCAACCTGAATTAAGAGACCAAGCAGGCTATTACGCCACACTTGTAAATACAGGTATAATGACACCGAATGAAGCAAGGGAGGCATTAAGGCTTGAAAGAGTTGAAGGGTTTGATACACCGCGAGTTCCTGCAAATATCGCAGGTTCAGCCGCAAATCCCGAAGAGGGTGGGCGACCACAAGAAGCGCCACCAAGCGAGGAAACATAATGACAAAAGATATGATGATAAAGGCTTTGTCAGATTTCATAGCCAGCAAAGGCGTTGAAACAATGACATTAGCTGAATACAAAGATTTTGGCAATGACGTACCTGTAAAAGACTATCTGCTTAGAAGAGCATTTGGTTCTTGGAACAGAGTATTATCTGCTATGAAAAAAAGACATCCTGTCCCAGCACCTGTAGTAAAAGAGGTTAAAAAAGTAGCCCCTAAGAAAGAGGTTGTGAAGGAGAAAGTTGATGTCAAAAAGTAACGAAAAGATATATCACTGGACTAGCACTTTTAAATCATTAGGTGAAACTGATGATGGCGGAGTTAATATTAAAGGTTCTGCGAGCACAAATGGACTAGATAGAGCTGGCGATATTATCGAAACAGAAGCATGGACAAAAGGTGGATTAGAAAACTTTAAAGGTAATCCAATTATTCTTTTTAACCATGACTATAATAAACCAATTGGCAGAGCCACAGGTTTAGAAGTTACAGAAAATGGTTTAGATATCACTGCAAAGATATCTAAAGCCGCTGGTGATATAACCCAGTTAGTTAAAGATGGTGTTCTCGGAGCTTTTTCAGTAGGTTTCAGATGTAAAGATTCTGAATATATGACTGATACCGATGGATATAAAATCAAAGACGCGGAACTTTTTGAAGTTTCTGTAGTATCAGTGCCTTGCAACCAAGGGGCAACTTTTGGATTAGCAAAATCTTTTGATTCTATGGAAGAATATAGAAGTTACCAAAAAGAAATTTTACAGGCTAACTCAAACGCGACAGCAGACGCTGTTAAAATTGAGCAGCCAAGCGAGGAGAAATCCTCATCAACGGAGACTGATATGTCAGAAGAAAAGAAATCTCCTGAAGTCGCTTTTGATCTTGAATCATTTGCAAAAGAAGTTGCAGAAAAAACTGCTACTTCTATCGCTATGAAACAAGCCGAGCAAAAAGCTAAAGAACAGAAAGAAATGGAAGAGAAATCTTCTATTGAAGCTGCAGAAAAAGCTGCTCAAGAAGCCAAACAGGAAGAAACAAAGACTATAGTTGAAGCAGGTTTATCAGGAGCTGAAAAGCTAATGAACGACCTAGAAACTAGAGTTAACGAGAAAAATGAAGACTTGAAATCAGTTGTCGATTCACTTGAAAAACAATTATCAGAAAAGTCAGAGGAAATCATGAATATTCGTGAGTCCAAAAGACATTTTGCTGATAGACAAGGTAACGGCGATTGGAAGAAAGAATTCGAGCAAGATATTATTGATGCAAAATTTGCTGGTTTAGCTACTGGTAAAGGTTGGGACAATGAAATGTCAAAATCATTAATGGAAAAAGTTAATGCCCATTCAGGCGTTGGCGTTTCATCAGCAGATTTTGAGCAAATCGTTTCAACAAACATCGAAAGAGATATCCAGAATGAATTAGTATTGGCACCTCTATTTAGAGAAATACCAATGACTTCTGCAAATATGATTATACCAATCCTACCAGATAGCGGTTATGCTGAATTTGCTTCAGCTCAAACAGCTGCTGGTTCATCACCACACGGTAACTTAGCCGAAAGAGGTGATACATATGGTTCACCATATGGTGGGGTTGATATGACTGAGAGAACACTCTCAACTAAAAAACTTATTTCACAATCATACTTAGGTAATGAGACAGAAGAAGATGCAATTTTACCAATTCTACCTTTAATTAGAGAGCAAATGGTAAGATCACACGCTAGAGCAATTGAAAATGCTATCTTAGCTGGTGACGATGCTGACGGTGCTTTTGGTACTGGCGGTGCTTCTTTTGAAGGTCTTTTACACTTAGCAAGAAATGACAGTGACTACACACAATCAGCAACTGCTTTTGCATCTGAGAAGATTGTAGCAACTGACTTACTTGAAATGAGAAAGAATATGGGTAAATACGGTGTGAATCCTAGTGATGTAGTTTATATTGTTTCACAAAGGTCATACTACGAACTATTAGAAGATGCAGAGTTCCAAGATGCTAACCTAGTTGGCGACATGGCTACTAAGCTATCTGGTGAAATCGGACAAGTGTTCGGTTCAAGAGTTCTTCTTTGTGATGAATTTGCTACACCAGCAACATCTAAGTTCGCAGCTATCGCAGTGTACCCAAGAAACTATGTAATGCCAAGATTAAGAGGTGTTACAATTGAATCAGACTACGAAGTAGCTAATCAAAGAAGAGTTCTTGTGGCTTCACAAAGACTCGGGTTTACAGACCTAATTGATGGTGCTACCTCTAAGTGGGGCTTCATGTACAAAGCTAGCTAATATTAGCTTATACGGTTTTCGGTGGGTTACCTATAACCCACCCTTTTTAACTATGGCAGACTTAATAACAGTAGCAGAATATAAAGACGCAGAAGGCCTTCGAGGGGAGAAGGATGATGATCGTCTTGCTGTTATAGTACCTCAGGTATCTGATTTAGTTAAGAAGTATTGCGGAATATCTTTTATAGATTTTTATAGTACAAGTAAGACTGAAACTTTTAGTATTGACGATAACTACACTACCACCATTATTGTGAGTGAAAGTCCGTTAGTTGCGGTTAGTGCTGTTCAAGAACGAACATCTTACTCAGAAGACTATAAAACTTTAACTACAGGTAATTATGAATATTATGTAGATATTGAGTCAGATGCAATTATAAGAACAACAAAAGAAGGAAACCCTACAGCTTTTGCTAAAGGTATGGGTGCGATAAAAATTACATACACTGCTGGATATTCAAGTACTCCAAAAGATTTACAACTTGCCTTGTTCGATTTAGTAAATTATTACATGAAAGACGAACACAAAGAGAGAAGAACTTTAGGTGGCGCCCAAGTTCAGAATCAAGGTACTTCTGGTATCAGAGATAATTCTGATTTTCCAGACCATATAAAAAGAGTACTTGATTTATATAGAGTTGTTATTTAATGATATCTTTAGTAAAAGAAGAAATTATCAAAGCAATAAAAGCTGCAGATAGAGAAGCAGTAAACCAAGGATATAGACATATATTTAAACTTACTCTTTCAGATGTTATGAAAAATATGGAAGAGGTTACAAAAAGAGTTCTGATAGACTTCGAGATAGAAGGAGTATCTGAGAAAGATATTAAAGCTATATGTTTTGCTAGAGTTAAACAGATATTTACTTCAAAACAACATAATAAAGAGTATAGAGCAAGAAATTCTAAAGACGCTGGAAGAATTAAATATGTAGGATCACCAGGTAAAAATATTGATATACACTTTCCAATAGAAAGTTATGGTGTAAAAGGTACAAAACAAGCAAAAGGTGGTGGTATAACAACTAGTCAATTTACTGTTAATCAGCAAGTTATGAGTGCTATGCAAGATACCTGCCTTAATAAAATAAGAAAGGATATTAATAAAATTATAGGAAAAGGTACTATTACTGGGTCTCAAATGAAAAGTG